TATTCTATTCTGAGTATCAAATAGGCTGCGGTACTGTTGAGATAGAAGGTGACAATATCTACTATAAAGATAAGAAGGTTATTGTATCTGTCAGCTTACACAATCTTATCTCGAAACATTCTGAAAATGGTACTTGTGCTTACTTCACAGTAGAGGAAATATAATGTACGACAGAGAACTGTATAACCCTAGTAATATCTGCGAAAGATTACAATGGGAAGAACTAACATATCCACCTATCAAAACAGACAAGTGGAAGTTTGATAAAATGGTTGACACTATGGTGCTTGAAGCTAAACTTGAGATTCACCGAGCAACCTATGATGCTTATGACATGATAGATAGATGGTGGTATAAGATGAACAACCGTATCCACCCAGATGATTTAGATAGAGACCATTACCTATAAGGAATAGAGATATGAAACCTGCAACTATTATACATGAAGATGGAAGGATAGAAGCTATTGATGCTTTTAACTATAATGCAACTTGGGAAGAAGCTAAGAAGATATTAAATAAAGCTTATCTACAAGAAGTATCTGTTAGATATAACGGAGAAACTAGAAAAGCTTTAGTAGATGAAGAGGGGTTACTCAAAGGATTAAAGATAAACCCCCTAGCATCTATACTATACTGGGGTGCATCCTTCAGTGAAACTAAACAATTATCCTATGCAGATTGGATAGTGTCTAGTGTACACAATGGTATAGGTACAAAGGCTACACCACACCTTAAGGCTAATGCTATTGTAGGTAAGATGATTATAGTAGGGGATAGGAAATGAAACATCTTATAGTAATCGCAGCCGCTATGCTCCTTCTAACGAAGGGGTATGGTGAACCTGTAAACTACCAACCGAACTATGATATAGATTTTAGTAATAATTTCTACTGGGAGAATGATGATGAGTGAGAAAGACGATATACGGGCTAAGGTAGCTAGGCGTAGGGAGCGCATAGAAGGCAGCACTGAGCCAAGCAATGTGCCTGTAGATGCAGCCAATCAGTGTGCTGTTTCGATAGGCGAAGCGGAAACCCTACTCCGCTTGCTGAATGAGGCAGAGGCAGAACGTGACGCACTGCAAGCCCGCGTTGATGCAGCAGACCCAATCATTGAGGCTGTGGCGCATATTGGCGTTGATTTCGGCTATGGCACATACGAGCTAGAGGAGAAACATATTCATGCTAGCCGTGTGCTAATAGACCAAAAGGAGTCGGAACGATGAACGAAGATAAAGTCGAGTTACTACTAAACAAGAAGATATTCATGACTGATAGTTTTATACAACAACTATCTGAAGCACTAGAACCAAGTTCCTCAAAAGGTGATATCTTCAGTAACATAATATCTACAGCGGAGGATGAAAGAAGGTTATGTAGAATTGCACTAAGAATTATGAGAGGAGAAGAAATATGAAAAGCGTAACTTTAACAATAAGACTAGACTTATGCTCAGTTATATCTGCTGGTGAGTTTATAAAGAACAACCAAATCGGAAACCCTGCGGAGAAACCTATAAGTACAACTGTTCGTAATGTCTTTGAGAGTATGATGCTACTATTAGAAGCTCAAGGTAATATTCAACCGTACTCAACAATGGATGTCAACCAACTGGAAAAGATATATGAAGATATGTTTAACACCAAGATGACTGACGGACTCCCAGGTTTCTCTGGCTCTGACCTCGCGACACTAATGAAAGGGCGGGGCAAGCCCGCAACGGCAGGGTCGTTGGAGCAGTTGGGTGATGTAGTTGAGCAACAGATATTATCCTCTGCAGAACCTAACATTGAGATAGATACCCAACGTACTGAAACTGTTGAACCTTTGAAAGTTAAGAAGTTCAATATATTAGAAGTGGTACGCAAGCCCTTTGATGAACTGTACGAGATGAATCCTAAAGACCCACGTATAATGAGTCTAAAGGAACAAGTAGAGAAAGAGACTGTTGACCCTATATACTTGTGTGCTGTTGAGATAGTGTATACCATCCAACGTCCTGAATCATGGGGCACAGAGCTTGCAAGAAATCAGATAGATGAATATATAAACCTACATGATTATGATGGTCAACCTCAAAATAGTTCTGATTAGTGCTTGACATGGGTTCGGTCTTGGAACATAATAACAATGTGGGAACGAAACCTACTTTATAAAGTTAATGAATGAAACATAGTTAGTATTTAAAACCGTAGTGACATAAACAGGAGAAACTATAATGTCAACTGAAACAGTAACCGCGAAACTTGGTAAAGAAGCTGATGCACCTTCATACTCAGTCAACTATGACTTCGGTGAAAACCTTGATGCAGCTATTGAAAAATTTGGTGAAGATGTAATCTTCCAGAAGTTTAAAGCCAATACCACAATCGACCTGCAAGCACTTATTCGTCGTAATGTGGGCGGAGACAATCCAAAGACAGAAGAAGAACTACAATCAATCGTTAATGAATGGCGTCCTGGCGTTCAGAAACCTCGCAAGTCTGCGAAAGATAAGGCTCTTGCCGCACTTGACTCAATGTCTGATGAAGATCGTGCAGCGTTGATTGCTCAGTTAACTGCTGGTTAATCTAAGTAGTACCTATAAGGGGAGGGCTTCGGCTCTCCCTTTTTTTGACTTTACTTGAGGTTGTATGAGCATCCTTGTCTCGGAGTATAGACATGAACGAACAAAAAGCACCAAGTTACTATGACAATACTAGAGTATCTGCATATAAAACTTGTCCTCGCTATTTCTACTTAAGGCATATACGACACTGGAATCCAGACCGTACAGGTATTGCACTTGTTAACGGTTCTGCATGGCACGCAGCTATGGACATCGTATGGTCTGAGATTGGCAAGAAAAGAAATCGTAATGACCAAGATGTATTACAGAAAGCACTAGCACTATACATACATACGTGGGTTGAAGAAGGTCTACCCGCACCGGAAGATATGAGTATGGAACAGATGGAAGCTTACTATCCACGCGGTCCTCATATCGCAGCAGAAGTACTAATGAATTACATACTACAGAGGAGACGGTTCATTGAAGATGGAGAAGTGGTTGCAATCGAACAACCGTTTGCCGTACCTTTGTATGAGGATAATAACGAGCTATTGTATATTGGTCGTCTTGATAAAGTTTTCAGGAGTAGAACTCAGGGACTCTGCATTATTGAACACAAAAGTTCCTCTGACTATGCCAAGGAAAGTGGCTTCAAATCACGGTGGGTGGATTCCTTCTCACCGAACTCACAAGTAGATGGATATAGTTATGCAGCTAATATTCTCTATGACAATCTAAAATCAGTAATGATAGATGGTGCTTTATTCCACAAGACTGTTCATGATAAGTTCAAGATGTTCCCTGTTGACAGACATTTCAATCTGTTAGAAACATGGCTTCATGAAACTCGTCAATGGATTGCAAGGATTGAAGATGATAAAGCAAGACTTAAAAGAACAGGGAACTTGGGAAGCAGTTTTCCAAAGAATACTAATGCCTGTGGTAATTATGCTGGCTGTAGTATGCGTAACATTTGTCGCTATACTGTTGACCCCAGTAATAGTGAAGTTCCTCCTGGGTTTGTAGAACGTGAGTGGAATCCGTTTGACATCTTGAAGATTGGTGAACTTGGTTTATTGCCGGAGAGAAAGGAGAGTTATAGTGAGTGACGTAATAGAAGATATGGTCAGGACTATTCTAGCTGAACAATTAAGTCTAACGAAAGAAGATATCAACTTAACCGATAACTTAGTAGATGATTTAGGAACAGATAGTCTTGATTCAGTTGAAATAGTTATGGCTTTTGAAGAAGAACTTCAATGGGAAATAGCTGATGATAAAGCGGAAGAGATTAAAACCGTACAAGCTATTGTAGATTATATCAAAGAGAAAGTACCGGAGGAAAACTATGCGAACTTCCCAAGATGATTTTGAAGAAAAGATATTACTAAAAGATGCTAGGAAATCATCCCTAAAGTGTTTAGTAATCGGAGCTATTCTTGGTGCTTTAGGTATGTTGACACTCCACGCTAGTGATTGTGAAGCACAGGAAACTACTATCGTTCGTCAGTCAGATGGTACACCAATAGAACTAACAGATGATTGGCAAAACTATATTGAATCTCGCCAAGGCGAGGAAGGAAAAGACTATGACTTGGGTTCACAGGATTCTTGGCAGAAAGAAGGCAGACTTGAATACGTTGAGTCAGGCTGCCGAGAGTATTGCGGGAACGAATGAGAAGAAGTGGCGGACATCTCACAGACTGATAGAACATACTGAACACCGTGACTTCGTACAAGAACTTGATGAAGCTCGTGATGAAGGTTGGAATATGTCCTGTGATATGAAGGTAACAACTCAGAGTCTAGGTCATGGTCAGAGTGTAGTGCAAGTCTTAGTCTACACTCAGTTGATGTACAAGATGGAAATTGAAGAAACAGAGGAAGAAGATATTACAGTGTAAGACCTGTATAAAGGGGTGGAGTTATCCTAAGCAATGACAGAAGCCCCGTCTTCTTTCCTTTTTAACAGGAGTAAGTAATGCCCAATGCTAAAGATTTACATAAAGAGGATGTAGGTAAACCCAAGATAATGTTAGTAGGTTCTCCTGGTTCTGGTAAAACAAGTTTGTATAGTACCCTACCAGGTAGAACTCTTGCATACATCTTTGACCCAGCTGCACTAAGTACACTACGCGGAGCTGATATAGATTATGAGATATTTGTACCGTCAGTAGTAAGTTTAGCTGCACGCTCTCTCAAGAAAGGTGTAGGTGATACTAAAACAAAAGGAGCTGATGCACATGAAGTATACTTAAGATGGGAAGATGATTTCGAGAAGAAAAAGAATGATGGTACGTTTGATTCTTATGACAACATTGTATTAGATTCATTCACAACATTCTCTGATATAGTCATGGATAGAATTCTTCATCTTAACGGACGTGGTGGACAATGGCCGCAGCAGGATGATTGGACAGCTCAAATGGGTACGATTAAGAATGTTGTCCGTACTCTAGCTGGTCAGATGGATAAGGTTCTATTGTGTACTGCCCACGACCAGTATATCCAAGACGAACAAACTAAGCGAATGGTTAATCAGGTTATGCTAACTGGTCAGCTGAGAACTAAACTCCCACTACTTTTTAGTGACATCTTTCATTGTGAATGTGTTAGTAATAAAGATAGTGCTGAGTATAGAATTCAGACTAGGCCTGATAGAGTTAATCCAACTGTTCGTACCTCATTCCGAGACCTTGAAATGTTTCAAGATGTTACTATCAAGGACTGGGATAACCGTCAGAAGTATGGTTTAGGTAAGCTCTTTGCCGACCATAATCTGACACCAAAATCGTAATAGCTATTACATAATATAACAGGAGTATTAAAAATGTCTTTTATTGAAATGCCAGGATTGACTGATGCACAGGAAGCTGCCATTGCACCTGATGGTCGTTATAACGTACAGGTAACTAAAGCTACTTGGATTGAAGAAAAGAATTATGTTCAGATTATTCTTGCCTTTGATACAGAAGAAAATTATGCTGACATCTTCCACATCATGTCTCTTCCTAAAGACGATGACGAAGATAAAACTCGTGAGTTTAAAAATCTTCTGGCTAAGCGTTTCCTTGCTCAGTTCAATCTGGATATTGCAGATGGTATTGACACTGAACTCATGCTTGGTGCAACTGCAGAGTCTGCCGTTAAGAAAGAAGAGTACAATGGCAACTGGAAGAACACTTTGGTTCTCGACCAACTTGCTAGCGAGTAATTAAGAACTGTCTCTTGGGGTAGGTCTCCTCCCTACTGACCCCACAGTAAGAGTAATGTTCTCCCCTGTTCATTACTCAACCTACCCTGAGAGACACCTTATAAGGAGTATAACCGTGTCAGAAGATATAGTAAGGTTATCAGTTCCGATTGACAAGTCTATCAATGACAAGTTAGCGATACTGATTCCACAGGGAATGAAAGCTTCTGTAGTACGGGAACTCTTGGACTTGTTAATAAAAACACAAGTGGAGAATCCGGAGCAGTGTTTAATGGAAAACCTCTTACGAGGGAATTGTAAGTTGGTTGTTCAAAATTTGAATAAGGTAGATACAAATGACTAAGAAACTAGAAGATTTAATCGAAAGGTTTTCTGATATGTCTGCCGAACAAAAGCTCAAAAAGATACAGAGTATAAGAACAACTCGTAATATTGAGCGACCGTCTACAGCAAAGAAACGTGTAGTTAAAGAAGGTAGGCAAGCAGAGAAAAAGAAAACCAGTGCAAAGAACTTAATACTTAATCTATCACCAGAAGATAAAGCTGCTCTACTAGCTAAGCTGACAGGAGAAGATAATGGGTAATGAGCCAGATAATAAGTTAAAAGAACTAAAGGAATCTCGTAAAGGTGAAGGTGTGTTGAGTCACGTAAGTGATGAAGAGTTAGCTGCCTTCCTTAAAGAAACAGAAGCTAACTATGTAAACATCCTGACAGAAGCTAGAAGCAGGGGATTCATAATCCAAAAGCTAACTATTGAAAATATAGATAAGACTGGTGAGGTAATAAGAGAGAATGTCTCAACAGTTCGGGATGCTTTTGTACCTGGTTCTGTTACCACTCTATATACTAAGATACTACCTAAGGAAGAAGCAGATGGCTCAGAAGAAAGCTAAGTTAAAGAACATAAACCTGGATGAAATAGAAATAGGAGATAGATTCCGTGAACACTATGATTTGTCTGACCTTCTCGAGTCCATCCCAGAAGTTGGTGTCCTCCAGCCAATCTCAGTACGAGAACTCAGCAAGGGTAAGTATCGCCTACTCGCTGGCGGACGAAGAATTAAAGCGTGTCTCGAACTCGATTTACAACATATCCCTGCTAATGTCATTAACTCCGACTCAACCCTTTCAGATAGAGAAGTGGAGTTTCTGGAGAATCAACATCGTAAAGATCTCCATTGGTACGAAAAGCTCGAGCAGACTGTCAAGATGCATAAGCTATATGTCGAACAGAATGGCGAAGAAAACTGGTCACAAAATAAAACAGCTAAAGCCCTCGACAAATCTGTAGGTGGTATCAACAGAGCCTTACAGCTATACAGTATCTGCCAAGAAATCCCTGAACTTAAAGAAGAAAGTAACGAGGACAAAGCAGTAAAGCTATCTCGTAAACTTCTTGAAGGTGCTGTCGTTCATAAGATGGTAGAAGAACGTAACGTCAGAACATCTGGCGGTCTTGACAACGGGCATAGTCCAGAGTGTGCTCACCTTGATGCAGTAACTATCTTTAAAGAATATCCAGATGAACCTATCTTCCCTGATGAATGTGCAGACATAGAAGCTTCTGGTGTAAGCTGGCAAGAGATAAATAAAACTGGTCGTATAGCATCTGAACCTAGGTCTGCTGAACAGTTTAAAAATAAAATCCACGTCAATCCACTAATCAATGCTAGTCGTACAGCAGAAGATGACTTCATTATTGGAGATGCTTTTGAAGGACTCGATAAGCTAGCCAAATTAGAAGAGAAGCTACCTATCTGGTTTGTAGAAGTCGACCCTCCGTATGGTATTGATCTTAAGGAACAAAAGAAAGGAGAAGCTGATGCTGCACTTAACACGTATAATGAGGTCGCTCGCTCCGAGTACGAAGAATTTACTAATACTTTCTGCCGAAAATTATTCGCCGCTTTACCTGACGATTCCAGGATTGTGTACTGGTACGGACATGAATACTATTCTCTCGTCACGAACGCACTTAAAGAATCAGGATTTAAGATCGATCCTATCCCTTGTATCTGGGTTAAAGAAGCAGGACAAACAAATAGCCCAGACCTATATCTCGGAAGGACATACGAGCCTTTTATTGTTGCCACGAAAGGAGATGGGTTACCTATTAGACAACGAGGACGCTCTAACGTTTTTCAGTATTCTGCTGTCCCAGCCCAAAGAAAGTATCACCCAACTCAGCGACCTATTGAGCTTATCAGGGAAATCCTTAGAACCTTTGCTTTCCCTGACTCACTTGTTCTCTGTCCGTTCCTTGGAAGCGGTACAACTCTACGAGCAGCGTACCAAGAAGATATGTCAGGATTCGGGTGGGAGTTAAATGACCTGAATAAGAAACCTTTCTTAGCAGCTATTGAAGCTGATATACAAGGAGAAGATAATGTCGTTCATGCCGAAGCAGACGAGGAGCACTAATCGTCCTATAGCAGGTAACCCGAAGGCAGACATCTTAATTGTTGGTGACTGTCCTGATGGTTGGGCTATTAAAGATGGTAAACCTTTTTCGTCTCAAGCTGGTAGTATACTACAACAATGCCTACATCAGGCAGGTCTACTTACATCTCAGGTATGTATGACTAACTTTGTATACGACCAAAAAGATATAAAGAAAATCTGGAGAGAGAAGGGAGCTAAAGGTCCTAGCCAACTCAAAGGAGATATTAAACATTACCGAGAGAGTCTACATCAATTCATAACTGAACATAGTCCTAAAGTTATTGTGGCTATGGGAGAGTTAACTATGTATGCTCTGACAGGTGAGTCTAGTATCAATAAGATAAGAGGCTTTCCTTATAAGACTCCTAAAGAGAATCGTTTAGTTATACCTACTATCCACGTTAAGAATACAGTTCGCACTAATTATTTATGGCGACACTATATATCTCATGACCTCAAGAAAGCTAAAGAGTGTGCAGAGGAATTGATGTGGGCTCCTAGTATTCGTATCAGTATACCTGCAGACTTATCACAAGCTGTTAAGATGATTCGAGATATGAATGTGGACGGTAAACGTGTAGCCTTTGATATTGAGGTGAGCAACTTTATAACATCTTGTATCGGTTTTTCAGATAAAGCAGGTACTGGTTGTTCTATTCCTGTTGATGATAGATGGACTATTGAAGAGGAGATTACTATATGGGAAGAACTAGCTAAGTTACTTGAGAATCCTAACGTAATTAAGATTGCACAGAATGGTATCTTTGATATTCATTTCTTAATCTATACTATGGGAATATTTACTACTGGCTATAAACCGGATGAACCTAAGTTAGAAGATACAATGATGAGTCACAGTATTATGTATCCTGATTTCTTGAAGGGTCTATCTTTCTTAGCTAGTATATATACTAAGTATCCATACTGGAAAGATGAACTTGAACATAAACCTATTAAAAAGGATGATTAGTCATGAGTGAAAAAATTGGAGTAATAGCTTTAAAGGAACGGGATTTCTTAGCATACAAGAATGAAATGCCCAATGATTCTAAAGAACAATTTATCAGGATAGAAACAGAAGAAGATATCTTAGCTCAGCCACTTGAGTATGTTGTAGCTCTAGATGGTTCTGAGTCTTTATCTAATTTCAAAGCTCTAAGTACTTGTGCATCAAACCACGTTCGTGCAAGAGAAGAAGAGATTAAAGCTGATAGAGCTAAGTCAATCAACCAAGCTAGAGAGAACCATAAAGCATCTGTTAATGATAGCATCCTGGAGAGTAGAAAGAAACGTGGTGTTAATATAAGAACTGGATTGAAACCTACCATATAGGAATTGTCATGGCTATAACTTCAGAACAAACACTAAGGTATAATGCTAAGGACTGCTTTATAACTTACGAGTGTGCAGAAGAATATATGAACGAGCTTGATATTTCATCGTTCAAGGATATGCCTAACTTCAGAGAGACGTATGACCATACTATAGAGCTGTTCGGTCCTTGTATGTACATGATGTCACGTGGTATTAAGGTTAATAGGGAAACACTATCCCTTGAATCTAAACGTGTCGGTGAAGAGATGGATAAACTTGCTATAGAGATTGATGCTATATGCGGTAGACATCTTAACCCCAACTCTCCAAAGGATATGCAAACTTATTTTTACATAGAGAAGTCTATACCTCCGTACATGAAGAAGAATTCAAACGGAGATAGTGTACCGACTTGTGACGATAAGGCTTTACAAAGGATAGCTCGTGGTACAGCTAGTCGTAGAGGATTAAGAGAAGCTACTCTTATCCAGAGATGGAAGAAACTATCTAAGCTAAAGGGTACATATCTTGATATGACCTTTGACTCCGATGATAGACTTCGTTGTAACTATGCACCTCGGGGTACTAAGTTTGCTAGACTTGCCAGTAGTAAGACCATCTTCAACACTGGTATGAATATGCAGAACCTTGACCCAGCTTTCTTAAGATTCTTAGAAGCTGATGAAGGGTGTATTCTTATTGATATAGATAAGGCTCAAGCTGAATGGGTAGTAGTGGCATACGCATCAGGTGATATCAGTATGATTAACTGTATCGAGTCTGGCTCTGACCCACACGCATACACAGCTCATAATATGTTTAACGTACCTGAGGAAATAATCCAGAAGGAAAACAAACTAGTAGGTCACCATAATGACCCAGGTTTAATTAAACGTATACGTGAAGATATGCCTGAGATGCAACCATACCTAGATAGTTGGCTACCTCGTACTATGTCTATACGCCAGTGCGGTAAGAAAAGTAATCACGGTTTGAACTATGATGAATCATTCAGAGGATTCGGACTTATCAACGAGATTACCGACAAAGAAGCTAAGACTATTGTTGACTTCTATCATAGCACATACCCAGGTATCAGACAATACTACGAAACTACAAAGACAAACCTATTGGAGCATGGTAGGATTCTTCTTAATCTATTCGGAAGACCTTATCGTTTCTTAGGTGCTATAGACCACAACCTGTTGCGTGCTGCATATAGTTATATCCCACAGTCAACAGTAGGTGAGCTTGTCAATCGTGCTATGTGTGATATCTATTATGATGATACACCATCTATGGAAGGCTTCGAGTTAGTACGTTGTGTACATGATAACATTACCTTGCAAGTTCCACTAGATGCAATTAACTTAGGTGATGGTATTGTCAAAGCAGCAGATTACATGAACCCTACATTAAAAGCTGGAGCTAGAGAGTTTGAGATTGGGTCAGATATGAAGATTGGTTTTAACCTTAGTGATATGGTTGAAGTCCCCTTAGTATCAGACGGTGACCAACAAGCTAAACTTATAAGGGAAGCAGCAGATGGCTTACAGAGAGGCGGGTGATTGGTTATCTTCCTACTTAGAGTATACTAAGAACACAGAGCCTAAGAAGAGTTATCATCTATGGACAGGTATTAGTGTCCTTGCTGCTACACTACAACGTAGAGTCTGGATGGATTGGGGACATCAGAAGTTATACCCCAACTTCTATATAATACTTTGTGGTCCTAGTGGTAGGGCGCGTAAAGGTACAGCAATGGGATTAGGTAAAGATTTAATCCGCAACGTGAAAGAAGTTCGTATGGTGAGTGAGAGTGTAACTAGGGAAGGATTAATCAAGGCAATGCAAAATGCCCAGATGAATTTTATTGACCCTCAATATCCACAGTCACCTCAGATACATTGCTCTATTACAATCTTCTCAGATGAACTTGCTGTGTTTCTTGGACAGGCTGACTTGAAGTTTCTATCCAACCTAACTGACTGGTATGACTCAGCAGATAAATGGACGTATGAAACTAAGGGTGGTGGTAAGGAAGAAGTTGCAGGTATGTGCGTTAACTTATTGGGCGCAACTGCACCTGACTGGTTACAGTCTATCCTTCCACAAGAAGCAGTTGGTGGTGGTTTTACATCTCGTGTTATCTTTATAGTTGAAGAAACAAAAGGTAAGACAATACCTAATCCAACTGTATCGGAAGAATCAAAGGCATTAAGAGGTCGTCTAATACAAGACCTTGAACAGGTGGTAACTTTAGCAGGACCGATGGAGTTCACTGAAACTGCACAACAGATGTATGAGGAGTGGTATCAAAATGAAGATACAAAAATAGCTAACGAGAAACCTCCAATAGCTGACCCAAGATTCGCAGGTTATTGTGAGCGTAGACCTACACACATAAAGAAACTGGCAATGATTATGTCTGTAAGTCGTGGTAACGATATGATTATAACTGACCTTGATTTTAGTAGAGCTAAGGAAGTATTAGAATCTGCAGAGGTTAAGATGGTTAAAACCTTTGGCGGTCTTGGTGCTAGTAGGTATGGTCAGATTACTCAGAAGATTATGGAGTATATAATTACCAACAGCGGTCGAGGTCATGTTATAACTAGGTCTCAACTAATGAAGACTTTTTATACAGATGTAGACCCAGAGACACTTGAAGTAGTATCAGTAACACTAGAGCAAATGAATATAATTAAACGTAATATAGATGCAACAGGAGAGGTGCGCTATGAACTCATCTGAGTTTAAACTAACGGAATTGCAAAATGCCGCCATTGATTTAATGGAAGATGAAACCCAAGTTAAACTGGTGGAAGGCTATGCAGGTACAGGTAAGACTACAGCTATTGTAGAATTTTGTCGATGTACAGAGAAACGAGTTGTTGTAACTGCCCCGACAAATAAGGCAGTAAAGGTTATCAGAGATAAACTCTTTGATGCTGGTATACAGAATGTATTCTGTTGTACTATCTATTCCTTTCTTGGTCTGAAGTTACAACGTAAAGGTACTAAACAAGTTATAACTCAAGACATTAGAAATCCAGGACCATTCACACAGAAAGACTGGGACATCGTTTTGATAGATGAAACTTCAATGGTCAACGAGCAACTATACAAGTTCATTATCAAAGACCTAGTTGAACAGTGGGATTATGAAGTATGTTTCATCGGTGACCCTAAACAGCTACCACCTGTAGGTGAGAAGTATAGTCTTACATTTGATACTGAGAATAAAGTAGAGATAACAGAAGTTGTAAGACAAGCTGAAGATAATCCTATCATCCGTCTATCTATTGAGATTCGTCAGATGATTGATGAAGGTATGTACTGGCGACCACAATGCTTCAGTACCAACACACCAGAACTAAGTTGGGAAATGGGATTAGACGGAGAGAAGAGATTACTTGAACAGTTCTTTAATTCAGAAGAATACAAGAAAGATAATAACTACTGTCGTTACTTAGCTTGGACTAACAAGATGGTAGACCGCAATAACGAAGCAGTACGTAGAATAGTACATGGAGAATCATCACTCCCTGAGTTCATAGCAGGAGAGACTATTGTTACAACTGCCCCTATCGTTGATGAGAGCGGTAAGATTCTTGCTATGACTGATAATGAATTCGTTATTGATGAAGTAAGAAGTCTCACTTGGTCTAACACTCCGGTGCATCGGCTGCACTTGCGCGCAGACCGACCGTTGGTGTTGCAGGTCGTAGCGGCAGAGGGTCAGCGTGACTGGAAAAGATATACAGATGACTTAGCTAAAAAATGCAGAAGTAAGATAACTCCGTGGAGAGAGTTCTATGCTTGGACTGATAGCTTCCATCAAGTGAAACATTCTCATGCTCTGACAGTACATCGTTCACAAGGTTCAACCTTTGAAAATACTATTGTCAATGTCAACAACATTAATAGTAATAGGAATACAGCTGACGCCCTTCGATGTTTGTATGTTGCTTGTACTCGCCCCAGTAAGCGTTTAGTATTATTGGAAAGCTAACCGCAGGATTTAGGAGATAGTGATGGACGACTTACCAAAATGGAGTAGTACTACTATAGCAGATTACAGATTAGGTAGGAGTGATACTTGGTCTTTTAGATTTCACTGGAGAAGGTCTGATGGCTTTATGGGTAGATTCGGAGGCGGTTGGAATTGGAAAATAGGACTTCAAATGGGTAGCTCTAGTTTAATAATATCGTTACTTATTTTTTCTATAACTATATCGAAACCTTATAAGAAGAAACTAGATGCAAACTAAACCATAGTCCCTCCTTGAGTCTTTCCTAGAATAAGACTTATATATTGCCCACCAGACTGCACACATAGCCGCTGGTGGGCTTTTCTTTGCTTATCAATAGGGTGGTACAGGGTAGCGTTATAGCGCAATGTGGAAGCTCTCAGGCGATAGAAAAGGGGCATATACCCTATGTATACACCCCTTAACTATACCATTCAAAATTTGAATAACACTCTATTCATCGAAGCTAATAGGTAGCAAATCCCCATCCTCTGCTATCAGTCTACCAAACTCAGCTATGAAATCATTAGATAGAAAGTCCTTCATACCTGGTTGCACTGACATAGACTTAGCTGCTTTAATCATCTTGTCCCTACCCTTCTGATCTCTTGTTCGATAGATGAAGTGAAATACAGCAGCACGTTCTTCGGTTGGTTGGTTAGCTATTTTAATCCAATAACCTTTAGACATGAAGGTCTCTTTTAAGTTCAAAGAGTTATAGGTATTCTCTACAGCTATCTGTTTTAATAAATCAGGCAGTAGGTCTTGAGCTTTGCCAGGATTTTCCTTTTCAATAATCCTTTCTAGCTTTTGTATCTCTTCCTCAACCCTAGCAGGATTCTGACGTTCAGCTTGTACTATCCTTTGCAACTGGTCATTATAATGCTTAGCTCTATCAGCTAGATGCTGTAAGGCTTGCTCTTCTACCTCAGTCATAATAGCAGCTGGATGTGTCCAAGATACTGCACGTCTAGCTATAGCCGTATTATTCCAAAACTGAGATGCTGCTGAATTAAACTCTTCATAGTCCGCAGAAAACTTATCAGGGTCTTGTGAACGTTTATACATATCAGCCATCTGAGAACCGCTGAAAAAGAATGTATTACTTCTAAACGGTAAAGCTCTGAAAGCTGCATCAACACGAGCAGGAGATACTGTATTAGGAAAAGCTTCACCTAACATAATAGCTGTGTCTGATTGAGTCAACGGGTCAAATTGTTCTCCCATAGATACATTAGGGTCACCCTTCCATACATCATCACTAAAGAATGAATCCCTACCATAAGCTATCACACTCAATAACTGATAAGCAGGTACACCTAAGTTAGCATACATATTAGTAGCTTCTATTAAAGCCTCCAAATTAGAATCTTCTCCGAACTCCATCCTACCCTGAGGTTTCTCTGGTAAGATATCATACTTAACTAAAGCTTCTTGAATAGCTTTGAAGTAATCATCCTCAGCAATAGTACCGGTATAATGTTTCTCAAGTAATAAATCAGTAGCATAAGTAAATGGAGTAACAGTACCATCCATAGCTATATTGAAAAAGCCATGCCTTGTATTACCTTTCTCATCTATCCTAGTCATACCCGTAGGAACTACAAAGTTATTCATCCTGATATGTCTTGGTATCTGTCTCATGACGTCAGGTTGTTCTTCCCAAAATCTAGACTGGGCAAAACTCTTAGCACCGACAAGCTGGAGATCTTTAGCTAACATATTCATAGCTGCCTTATTACCCCTACCATACTCTCTGAACGATGTTCGGAAAGCTTGAGTAGTAGAGTTAAGGTAAGGGAAGAAGGCCTCAAGATTCTTGGTGATAGTACCACCCTGAGCAAAGTCAAGATACCTTCTAGCAGTCCAAGTAGCTACCTGAGAATTAATAGGCTCACCTCGAATTTGCTGCTTCTTCATAACAGTTTCACGGATAGCAAGCCTTACCCAAATCTCTGAGAATTCATTAATAGAACCTGCAGCTTCTTTGAGAGTTTGATATCTATGTCCCCACTTGCCTCGCCCACCGCGCACCTGCGCCAACGCACCAGCTTCACCTAAGAAAACCTCTCTACCCTGATGAGCAAGTAAAGGTAATCCACCACCTTCATTAATATAATCCTTATAGCGTCCTCTTTTAAAGATTGCATCTGGGGCTACTTGAATCATATCAATCATCATCTCCCCAAAAGCCATAGGAGCTAATGTACTATATGTATCTCCGCCAGCTCTCCAAGCGTGAACCATATCTCTTGGAAGGTTACGGACAGCAAAGCCTGGATTGAAACCAGTAGCTAAAGGTTTAACAAAAGCTGAACCTGTTGCAACTCGAATCCATCCTAACTCTGCCGCAGCTTGACCAGGGTCATTGATAATCCACTCATCAGCTTTATTATCTTTCATCCACATACGTTCAGGTTGACCATTCTTCATGACCTGTATCTCTTGCCAACCTTCCGGAACTGGCTTAGCCTTACCACTCTTGGTAGTCATGCCCCGCATAGCCCAGCCTATACCACCCTCAGTACTGTCGATAACATCTAACAGAGCTAAGTTAGCTTTATTCTTTGCCATACGTCTTTCTAGTCTAGCTATATATTCTGCTGTCACATCCTCAACAGATAATCTTTGTAGTCTATCTGTCTTGCCATACGACATAGGTACGATACCACTATCACCTACTGATATAGCTTTACCTGATTTACCTTTATAGTGGAATACTGGGTCAATGTCATTAGCAAACTCACGAGAGATATAGTGCATATCTTTCATATTACCATAAGTTTCTTTAGTGATAAGTCCTGCGTCTAACATTTCACCAAGCATAACTTTCATTTCATCGAATAAGATTTGAGTCCTAGTTTCAAATTGTAATATCCTCTCTTTAGGAAGTATCTCACCTATACGAGAAATAACACCACTAGCATCTTCAACAGTCTTAATTGGTCCGGCAAAGTTCTGAGGCTTCTCACCCTTACCTTTCTTCTTGGTAAGTTTAACAACCTCCTGCGTCCTACGTGCGTGCATATACATATCTAATAGTTCCATCTCAGAAACCATTGTGGTTTTACCTTCATTGTCTAACCACTTAATAGACGAATCATAAGAAATCCTTGCATCATTAACACCACGCTTACCCCATACTAAACCAGATACATCTTGGTATCTCATCTGAGCTTTAGCTGTAGCACCTGCTATAAGTTCTAGCTTCATGACAGCATCAGTACCTAGCGTACCATAATCCTTGAAGAGGTCTTTCTTGATGTTAGCTGACGCATCAATGAACTTAGTTTTAAAGTCAGACCACCAATCTTTCTTTTTACCTTTATTCATTTCTTTAAGTCTGGCATTGTTCTCACGTACTCTTGTGAATACATCGTTACCAGTCTTACGCATCACTGCAACTTCTGCTTCAGTAAATGTGTTCTTCTCTAGGAATCTTACCTTAACGTTTTTAAGTTTAACACCGTGAGCTTTAGCCCATTCCTTCATAAAGAGAACATTCTCCCAACCAGCAATATTACCTGTCGGACTACCATTAACAGTTTCAACAACAATATCAGGAAATTGTTCACCCCTCTTCATTGCTTCTAACATCTCTGCTCTAGCAGCAGGTAGTAGTTCAGCATTAGGAATCATCTGGTCTAGCTTACCTATGCTAACACTACGTTGTTCAGAGAATATATCATAAGCCTCTGCACGAACTTTAGTTTCTTCAAGATACTTAGTTCTCAGTCTTGAACGAGACATAGATGAAAGGGTTGGGTATAGGAATAGTAAAGCATCTGGAGATGTTTCAATAGCTGTCTGGATAATAGGTAATGCAGGATTACTAGTACCGGCAGCTATATAATCAAGAGCTTCAGGATTTGTTAAAGGTCTACCTAAATCTTTTTCACGTTGTTCTATTACTAAATCCTGTATATTTTCTATACCTCCTGCATAAGCCCTTGCAGCAGCACCAGAAGTATTATCCTTAGCTATGTGCCACCACTCACCGAGCTTAGTAAGGTTACGATTACCCTGCTCTGTAAAGGCATCAATAGATAGGAAATTAGCAACACCTCCTTCTTCTGCTTGAATCTTAGCTTTGACAGATAAAACTCTTTCATGCCAATTTTTATCTTCGTACTCATCCCATACAGGGGGTAGGAATTCATTAGCTATTGTCTCTGCTGCAGCTTGTGGCATTGCGATAGCTTCACTAGCTAAATGAAAGATTGGAAGTCCAATAGTTTCTAATGCACCCAAAGCTTCTGAACCAAGCACATAAGAGAATCCATCATAGTCCATACCTAGATGTGCTAGACTATGCTGGATTATTTCATTACCCTTACGAAGTTTCTCTTGAGTAACTGTAGCCTTTTGGAAAGTTTTACTTTGTTGTATATCTTTACCGTTAGCAATCTCGTCGAGGATAACATCATCTGCCATTGTATCTTCTCTAGATATTTCTGTATCTATATTAGTTGGCACATCCTCAAACTGTTCTTCGTCAGCAAGTTCTAAAGGTATGAAACCTTCTTGCACATCACCAGCAATAAGACCATCTTGGTCAGGTATTCTTAAGTCGATAGGTTCAGAACCTAAGTTAATAACTTCACCTTCTTCTGATAGTGGTAATACTTTTTCTTCTTCCTCTTCTGGTGGTCTTAAATCTACACCAGGAAGTTGTATTATTTCAGACATATTTCACCTATTTAGATGCAACCCATTTATCACCTACAGGTACAATGATACCACCTATACGTTTGATATTAACATTAGTTGTAGTTCCATCTTCTCTGGTAACTGGAAGTACATATACATTATTATCTTCTGGTATTTTCTGAATCTTATTATTATCCCTCAGTACTTTATATTCATTCCAAGTAACACCTGTACGTTTCTCGAATTCTTTACGAGAGTTAGCTGCGATGGTATCCATGTTCTTAAGTCTTGAAGATGCAGATTTATTTAATCCTTCCTCTTGACCTTTCTGCATTTCTTCTAATGCAAACTTACCATCAAGTACATACATATTAAAAGCTATCTCACCGGCATGAATAGCTTGGGCTTTAGTACCACCTCTACGTAATACTTGCTGACCTATCTCTTTCTGTGTTGTCAGGAGATTTCTGAAACCAGGGTCAGTAACAACCGTCTCGCTATCTAAGCCAAGTGAACTAGAAGTCTGAGCTACATAATGCTTATCTACATCTGCCTCAAAATTAACTAGATTTCTTGCGCCATCACGAGTAGTATATCTATCAAAACTCTTTTCAGACGTATATCTAGATTCAAACTTCTTCTCAGCTTGATTAGTTTTAGCTCCTGATGCTGTAGCTGCCATTCTTCTTATAGCATTATCTTGTAAAGAAATCTCAGTTTTAAATCTAACAGGGTCTAGTAATTCTCCACCAGTTCCGTGGATTTTCTCAATAGCTGATGCCCCTGCCTTAGCTGCAACTTCATTAGATGGTAGAGTTTTTAAAGTACCATCTTTCATACGATAACCATACGTTTCAGCTTTGGTTAGTGAGATTCCTTTAGGTGCTTGAGATTGCCAAGACTTCTGAGGGTCAACTTGGAAAGTTACTTCTTGACCCATACCGTTATAACCCGTCATAGTTTCCATTTCTGGATGAAGGTCTTGGTATAAAGCATCTATTTTTTTACCATACTCAGTGCCAACAAGACTAGGGTCTACTGAACCAACTACATCTTGAGCTTCTTCTAAAGATTGAGAATTTTGTAGAGCTTCAACAGTGCTTGAGTAAGCTTCTTTTCTTTTATTCTCTTGTATATAACCAGTAAAGAGTTGGACAGCTTTAGTTAATGCCTGCCCCTGTTCCTTACCACGTTCATCTCTCGGTTGATTAACAACTGTAGCCATTTATATATACTCCTAAAATAATCCAGATAACAGACCGGAACTACCACCACTAGTTGTAGCAATATTCTCTGTAATCGGTGTGTTGATAGCTGCAAGAAGTTCTTTAATCTGAGTAGACCTTTGACCTCTATCAGATTCAAACCTCCCGAACTCTCTTTCAATATCACCTACCCCAGCTAATCTAGCAGTTTCACCTGCATTAAATAGTGTAGCAAAGGCATTGTTTCTGTCACTACGAATAGACCCAGATAAACCAATAGCTTGTAGGGCTCTATCAAGATTTCTGTTTTTATCATCATAAGCTAGCTTACCACGATTTTCTGTTAAAACTCTATTCAGATCTTCAATACTAAATCTATCTGCCTTAGCCCTTTCAGATGAAAAGAAACTACTACCTCCAAAGTTACGAGCTATATCTGGTTGGATATTCTCTTTGAAGTCTCTTGTCAAAGGGTCTCTGATATTAGTTCTATAGAACTCTTCAAAGTCTGTATTATTATTACCCTTAATAAATTTCAATAACTCTTCATCAGCAGCCATAGCTACAGGGTCTTGACCACCCTTCAATGCAGCCTCTTCCATAGCTGCTAATGATAAGTTCTGAGTTCTATGTAATCCAGGAGATAAATCCCCTTCAAAGGAATCTACACTAGTACCTTTATTACTCAACTCACCTAATATACCTTCAAGAGATTCTATCTGCTGGTCACTTCTTACTGTCTCTTTAGATACACTTGTACTAGGAGCTGAACCAAAGAAAAAACTACCTACACCCATAATATTCTCCTATGAAATAGTTCCGAAGTCAATTTTTTCTGTGACTTCTATTTGTCGTCTGTTAATCTCATACAAAGCAAATGCAGAACTTTGTGTCGTAAATCTTAACCTGTAATGCTTACAAGTTATTTGTTTAAATAATCTAAACCATTGAGGTGTGGTAGATGCATTACACTTACCAAGCTCTACCCAAGAGTTACCCCTGTCAGCGCTAATGTATACTGTTACCTTACTAGCATCTGTATCATCTGAACCAGTACATTTAACATCAATCCAATCTAGTAATACCTCATACTCTTCTTCAAAGTCTTTAGTATCTACTGTATAATTTATAGATGTTCCGTTATCATCACCATCGGTATCATTATATTGATAGACTCGATTAGTACCACCTATAACCCTAAAACTATCTACACCACTAAGAACTGTAGATACCCAAGGATAATCCTGAGTATCCCAACTACCTGTTAAATCATCCCAAGTAACTGGAGAGCTATTCTCAAGATGTCCCATTGACCATAACCCGTCTGTGTATTCTCTAGGTCCTGTCCAGCCCTGAGTTAGAAGGTTAAGTCTATATGTAGTTTTAGGTACAGTATCTCCAACTTTTTGATAAGATATAATTAATTCATCCTTATCGGCTAAATGATATAGCTTCTTCATTGTATGCAAGCTTGGGTCTACATTTGAAGATGCACCAAAGATTTGTTTCTTTATTTTCTCTCCAACAGGTTCCATATCAAACCCACCTTTATATAGGTAGATATTACTACGACCCCAAAATGCGTGTCGATTATTTGATATAGATACTACAGAATTGATAGAGAATATACCCTCATCTTCAATAAGTCCATCATTCTCAAATCTCTTACTAGCAGCTTGAGAGGGTAATAGTCTCCTTATACCTTTTTGTTTATAGAGTATTAAATAAGGACCGAGTACCTTACCTGTTATGATAGGATAACTATTCTCGTATAAATCAATATAACCTGCTGTACCATTAGTCCACTCTGTTATATCAGCCGTATCACAATATCTAACTCTGCGTGGGTGGCTGTCGCCACCTTCGGTGGTGTTGAATAGGAATAGGGAGTTGTCGAAGATGGCGAGCGAGAGTGCTAAGCAATCCCCGCTACTTGGCAGACCTGATACATTCCCGACTACCCCTGTCCCATCATCGTAATATTGGATAGCGTCCAGACCGTTAGTAAATACAAACTGGTCGTCCCAAGGTATAGTCTCAACATCTATTCTATTCTCTACCGTACCAGTCAGTGTTACTATCTTAGTAATAGTATTAGCACTAGCGGCAGCAGAGGGGATACCTATATCTATTGTGATGGATGCACCAGCACTTATAGCATCAATCTGTGCATGGTGATAAGACCCATCATCAAGCTCAACCTTAACATAATCATCTACAGCAAAGCCAGTAGTATCAGCTACACCTAGTACAGTATCGTTTGTTACGTGGGAAGTATCTAAAACATCATCAACAGATGTAGATACACCTATCCACTGGTCTGTATCATATAGATAGATAGTAGCTGTTGTAAACAGGAAGTATTTATTCTGCCCTGTCTTTAATTTTAATGTATGCTGCTCTTGTATAGTACCTAGTAAATCTTCACTTTCGTGGATACCTGAGTAACCTTTATCTGCTTCTAGTAAATCAGCAAACAGTCTCATATTCTCTGCACACAGAACTTCATTATCAGATATATTATCACTATCTAGAAATGTGTTAATACCTCCTGCAAAATTCTGTACAGGATAATCATTCCACTTAGGCTTAGTGTTACCGCCTAGTATACTAGACATAGCAGCTTGTAAGTCTTTAGATGTAGTGCTCATTATTTCTCCATTAAGCCTAGATTAGTTAAAGCATCAATAATAGCATTTAGCTTTTCGTTAATCTCTGCGAAGTTATCATCAGCTACTGTATCACTAGTGCTAGATAAAGTACCATCAGTTGAACCTCCGGTACTATCTGTCAGTTTTGTTACGTTAGTTTCAGCGGGGTATAGTCCACCTGATAGAATCCTTTGAACCTCAAAAGCTAGGTTTTCTAAATCCCTTCGTTGTGATGGAGTCCATTCTTCTGCCTCCATTCTGACAGATATATTGCCCATTAGTTAGTACCGCCATAAGAAGTAGTTCCTGTATGGATAGTAGCTCCAGTACCGTTACTATCTACAGCATATCCATCAGTACCTGCTAAACCGGAATCGGTTTCATATGACTTAGTTTGTGATGAATTAACTTCCCCATCATCAGCAGGACTACCACGTTCACCACCTTTACCGCTGTCTAATGTAGCTGATATTTCATCAGTGCCAGGTGTTATAGCCCAACCGTGAGTCCTAGCAGCACCTGCGTTTGTATCATCAGCATCATAACCTTCGTTACCTGAGCCATAATCATTGGGAGGTGGTACATATCCATAGTGTTGTCTTCCATTACCACTACCATGTGGGTGTCCACCTCCGCCACCATTTCCTAATAGTCTTAGTGCTTGATTACCTAGGCCATTAGTAACACCGCTTGCAGCATATTCAACACCTGAACCTCCACCACCAGCATAGCCACATTCAATAGTACCAGACCCGTAAACATAAACAGGGCATTTAGCTCGTATAGCTGGAGCACCATTTTGACCTTTACCACCATCTAAGTATTCATAGTTAGGTGAACCTATACCATTTGCTTGTCCGCCTGCACCACCACCTCCACCACCACCTTGAATATGAGAACCAGACTCAAGAATAACGTGGAGTTCACAATCAGAATTAAGACCATCACCTATCTCAATACTGTCAGAAGATAGTATATCATCCGGGTCAGCGGGTACATCATACTGGTAACAATCAATAGCTCCTGACGGTAAAGTTACAGACCGATAGGTATTATTAGATATAGAACGTCTTTCTCCTGCCGAACCACCAGAACCTTTTAATGTTACATTTTCAGCAACAACCACAAGCAAAGATATGTTGTTTAAACTCTCAGGATAAACTCCATACTTATTATAGAAATGAACCCTTAGGTCATAAGCCTCATTATCTAAGTCAGATGTAATATCTAATCTATATTGAAACTTGTCCATATTTAAAGATAGAGCACTAAACATTTTATACCGCCTGTTGTATATCCAACGCATGAGAGATAACAGACCAACTAGTACCGTCATAGTAAATACCAAATAAATCCACTGCATTTGCCGTTCCCGTTACTGTTAAACTAATACCAGAAGCTTTCTTATATCCTGATGCAAAGGTTAAAGTTCTACCACCTGTCGCATCTTGAATGATTGACATAGATATAAATTGTCCGGCAGTACCATTTGAAGGTACATCTAATGTTCTATTACCCCCAAGTGTAACTTTAAACGAATTAGCATTATCAGCATTAACACTTATATTAGCTGCATCAGATAATGTATCAACACTTGATACTGCTGATTTACTAAACGTATTTTTACCAGCCCAAGTATTATCTTCACCCAATAAACTAAATACACCACCGTCTGTTAGCTGTGTTACATTAGAATCAGAGTCTATATAAAACAACTCAGTGACACCACTTACATCTTTTGTATACAGCTTACCTGCATCTGTTTTACTAGATGGGTCTGAGGCAGCTTCTAATAGGGTACAGTAAAGGTGATAACCATCATCACTATCACCCGCCATACTATGGTCTACTTCTAATCTTTCACGTAAATCTACTTTAAGTTCTCGAATACGTTCAGCACCCTGTGATGCAACTTGAGCATTAGAAGGGTTAGCTTCGTATCCGGCATTCCATGTTCTACTAAATGCCATTATCTATTCTCCGAATCGCATAGTTCATCTTTTGACATACCTCTATACCTATGCTCTCTATTAAGGTATCTTTCATACCTATCAAGTTCATCATATAGGTATTCCCATCTAGTCTCACTATCATCAACAGTACAGATTTGATTAACTGCCCAAGCTATATTTCTCACAGCTATGTTACCTACCATATATCTTATATCATTTATGTAGATAAATGCACCCCACATAAGAGCTATAATAGCTAGGATAGAAAGCAAGTTGTCTCTAATCTGCGTAAACATTATAAGTCTATAACCTCTTTACTACCTACTGTATGTACAATAGACTTTTCACAATGACGAGAATCAAGAACGTCAAGCCAGCGACAAATGAAAGTACAGATACGACAACCATCATCTGTACCGTTCTTCTCATCTCTGATTTCTTTTCCAAACCTTGATGAAAGAGTTTCACGGGGGTCACCTCCGGTTAAACTATTTACCAGTAAGTCTAAGGCTAATAGTTGATTAAGGAGATACTGTCCAATCTTACTAAGAACCTTTTTGTAAGTCTTCGATGTCATTTTCGTTCGCCTCTATATCATGTTCAATTTTACGCATCCTAGCAGAAGCACCTTCAGCAACTCCTAGCATACGAACTTTATGTGCTTCAAACTCAGGTTTACAGACACTACGCCCTAAACAAACATTAGGGTCTTTTATATAATTATCTAAGTTAGCAATCTTTGTATCTAGTACAGCTAGAGTTATAACACCACCAGCTATAGTACACAAAAACCCACAGATACAAACCGTTAATATCTGATTTAAACATTTTCTCAAACTAGATTGGTGTCCTGTAGGCATTAATCTTCGTCCTTATGTAGCTCGAAATGAGGCCCATCCCAAAAAGTCTGTTCATCTTCATCGTAGTTATAATCATTATCCCAGTCGAAGCCAGAGATAATAGAGTACCCTAAAGCACTAGCAAATCCTTTTACCCAACTACTCCATTCAATCCAGAATTCTCGGTTTGACCAATCTTCTGGTCGGATGGGGTAGGGTTGGATATCGAAGGCTCTAGAGACTCCACTATCTCCAACTATGTTATGTTTACTGTTAGGCCATTTGACAAGCGTCTTACCCTCATCATATAACCTATCCTGTTCAAACTTTGAACGCACACCGCAAGTAACAGAAAAATCCCTAACTTTAATCATCTCGTAAGCGATATGCTTTAGTTTGGGGTCACAGCTATCTACGTTCTTTTTACTGCTTTCACTAAAGGTATACATTATACTGTCCCCTTAATAAAAGGGTCATTAGTTAAGTCACTACCGACATAACCTTCCATAGGTTTAACACCAGCCATAGTCGTATCAAAATCTTCAAACTTCATATCTTGACTCTCACGAACCATAGTGCTATATATCTTGAAATACTCCATTGACTTATCTTCTCTTTGCAGAGATTGAAAAGCTATACTTGTAGAAAGGTTAATAACTAAATCGTCAACATACTTTATATCTAAATTATTACTTCCATCTACCTGTCC